CACTGCGGAGTGGTGGGCTGCGCGAGAGATCGACCGGCTGCGTGCCGAGATCAACGACATGAGCGACGACGTTGAGCGCCTTAGCCTTGCGTGCGCGGCAGAGGCGGTGGAGGCGGATAGCCTCCGCGCCCACATCGCGGGGCTTGAATCGGAGTCATTCGGACTCGCCGCGAACCAGTGCCATCACGGATATGGGACGGAAAACGGCGACCACCGATGCAGGTATCAGGACCGGNNNNTGGAGCTTGAGGCGGAATTGGCTGAGGTTAAAAAAGATTTGGAGTGGGAGCGTAATCCCGGCCAGAACGGATATTGACCATGAACATATTCGTATCCTCCTTCAATCCAGTCGAGGCGGCTCAATGGTTAGACGATTCCCGCGTAATCAAAATGACTTTGGAATCCACTCAACTTCTATCTACTGCATTCGGCGGGCCATACAAACCCACACATATCAATCATCCATGTACTAGGTGGGTTGGCGAAAATCCAATCAATGCTCGTTGGCTGCTGGATCATTTGCAAGCCCTATCCAACGAATATACTCGGCGGTTCAATCGCGTACATGCTTGCGCTGCACACATCCCACATTTTCAATCCATTCTAGCTAGTACTCCCAACACTACGCCTTCTTTCTGGGTACTCTGCCCACCTTCTGTGCATACTCTTAACCCAACACGAGGTTATCGTGACCTACTCAACAACAAGTGGCAAAACGCAAAACGTAGCCCCCGATGGACAAATGCAACTCCCCCTCCCTGGTACACCTACATCCGCACCCCTTGATGCGGCCTGTGCCCTCTTCTGCGAGATCATCAATGATCACTGGCAATTCGGGGAACGCTGCGTAAACCCCGGTACCTGCGATCGTTGCCGCACAACCGTCGGGGACATCATCCGTCGCTATAACGAGACGATGTACACCCGATAACTGGAGAAAGTATGCCCCAACCAAAGTTGAAAGAATCCGAAATTTTCGCCACTCCCCTACAGGATTGGACCCCGGAACACATAGAACTTCTCAAGGCCACTCTTCGTTCCCGCATTGCCAAATTGCGTGCCTCCCGTAACCTCACCACCGTCGAGGCCGCTCGGGCCGCACTGGAAGCGGAAACCAAGAAACCCAAGAAGGCCAAGAAGGCCAAGAAATCCCTCGCAGAAGAGGTAGGCATATGACCAAATAAATATTCCTTGCCGCAACCCATCGTTGACGCAATCCGTAACGACGACTACGATCCGGGAGACGCCTACATCACCGTCTCCGGTCTATGGAAGCCCCCGCGCATCCGCGCCTTGGAACGCAAGCACTCCGACACTCTGGATTACGACGCGGCCGATGGCATCTTCTCCCTTATCGGAAAGTCCATCCACAGTATCCTTGAACGCGCCGATACTACCGGCATCGTGGAAGAACGCCTCTACGCTGAATTGAACGGCCGACGCATTTCCGGCCAATTCGATCGCCTTGTCCACACTTCCGATACCCTCCAAGACTACAAGGTCACTTCCGTATGGTCCGTCGTCTACTTCGATGAGACCTCCGACTGGACGCCGAAACTCAACACGTACCGTTGGCTTCTCCACAAGAATAACATCCCCGTCAACAAGCTGGAAATTGTAGCCATCCTTCGCGATTGGCGCAAGCGGGAAGCCCGGGTCGACTCCTCCTATCCCCAGAAACAAGTCGTAATCGTCCCCATCGAGGTGTGGCCCCTCGACGTTACCGAAAAACGCATAGTCGATCGCCTGCAAATGCATGTTGACGCGGAGACCAACCTCCCGCTATGCTCTCCCGATGACCGTTGGATTAGTTCTGACCGCTATGCCGTCATCAAGGATGGCAACCAGAAGGCCACACGAACTTTCGATACGGAACGCGAAGCCATCGAATTCAAGAATGGCCACAAGGACGCCATCAAAATGCGTATCGAAAAACGTAGCGGCGAACCCATCCGTTGCCTGGACTACTGTGCTGTAGGGGCCGCCGGCCTCTGCTCCCAGTGGCTTGAAGATCCCATGAATGGAAAAGTAATGTTGAAAAAGGAATTCACCTAATGCCGAAATTCAATGAACATCCCACTGCCGACCGCATCAAGCTCCTCCTCCTGGGGGACAGCGGCGCGGGTAAGACCGGTCTTCTCAGCACCGTGGCCAACGCCGGCTATAAAATCCACATTCTCGACGTGGATAATAACCTCGCCATCATGAAATCCTACCTGACCCCCGAGGGACTCCCCAACGTCGATTACGTCTCCCTCCCAGCGAAGGATCCCAACACCTGGAAGAAGGCGAAAGAACTTCTCCGCAAGTGGGAAGACGGCACTAACCCGACCACCTGGGACACCTCGCACGTTCTCGTGATCGATTCCGCCTCCTTCCTCGCCGAAGCTGCCCTCGTATCCTTCAAGGAGGTCGCGAAGGACCCCCGCCAAGGCTACTACGCCGCTCAGGATGCCGTCACCATGGAGATGGCCCGCCTTACCGGCCCCTCCTTCAAGTGTCACCTGATCCTCACCTGCCATCTGCGCAACATCTTCGACAAGATTGACGAGAAATGGAATCGCGAGCCCGCTTTCACCGGCGTTCAACTCCCCAACGAAGTTCCCCGCTACATGAACAACACCTGGGCAGTTGTAGTGAAGGCCGGCGACAAGCGCATCATTCGCACGCAAACCAACTCCTCCTACTCCTACTTGAAATCCAGCGCCCCGGAAGTCCTCAAGGCGGAAGAGGATTTCGACCTCGGCGCCCTCTTCAAAAAGATCGAGAGCCGTTAATGCTTATTCGCCCCGTATCCGACCTACACCTGGAGTTCGGCGACTGGATCCCGCCCCAGGTTGAGGCGGACCTTGTCATCCTCGCGGGCGACATTCACCTGCGCGATAAGGCATTCCCCTGGATCCAAACCCACTTCCCCGCAACACGTACTATCTACGTAAACGGCAATCACGAGTACTACAAAAATCACTTCATACCCACCATCCTATCTCACCGTGAAAAATCCCTCACCACCAATCCGAATGTATGGTTCCTGGAGGATGAGGGACACAATTTCACCGATCTCAACTTGACCGTCTATGGCGGCACCATGTGGACAGACTTCAATCTCTACGGGGACCGCCCGGTTGCCGCCACCACCGCCCTCGGCTGCATGAACGACTACCACCTGATCCGCACTAAAGACGAATATGGCGACAGTAGGAAATTTCTCCCATACGACACAATCGTACAGCACGAACGTTTCCTCGAAGGACTTGCGGTAGTCGCAAAAGAAAGGCTGGACAAATTCGTCGTTGTATCGCATCATGCTCCTTCCCCAAGATCAATCCATCAGCGATACGAAAACGATCCACTCAATCCCGCCTACGCCTCCAACCTCAACCACCTGATCGAGGAGTACAAGCCCGACCTATGGGTCCACGGACATACCCACTTCTCCTTCGACTACCATATCGGACGGACGCGGGTAGTCTGCAACCCCCGGGGCTACCCCACGGGGCACGCCAACAATCCGAACTTCAACCCTACCAAAGTGGTTGAAATCTAGGCAGGAAATTTCTTGCCCAACAATAAGAAAAACACTATACTACACACGCAACCCAAATAGGAAAAAGACATATGTCTCTGATCGATAAGAATCTTGATGACGTCCAGGACCTTAAGAAGCACCCGGCTGGTCGCTACGCCGGCCGCCTCATTTCTGCCAAGTTCAAGCAGAAGGAGGAAGACAAGTACAATGTGAGCCTCCAGTTCCGTGCCGATGAGGCGCTGGACGACGTGGATCTCGACGGCGTACAGATGAATCAGTACCTCTACATGTTCCAAGTAGTTACGGAGAAGTCCCTCCCCATCTTCAAGAAGACCCTCAAGGAAGCCGGGGTGGAAGTGGATGGCAAGTCCCTCAAGGCCGCCCTGGCGGAGATCGAGGGTTCCGACGTAACGTTCACCGTCGGTGTCTCCAAGTTCGACCAGGAGCGCGGCAAGGACGACAACGTCACCGTGCTGTCGTTCAAGCTCGCTGCCTGACAATAACACAACAAGTAGCGCTAACCTTGGGGGGGATCGAAAGGTCCCCCCATTTTTCTTATGGCCCAGATATCCCCGCGACTTCCTCTCAACAAATGCAAGTACCTGATCATCCTCGACTATCCCAATGAGGAGGAACATGCATACACGAAGATCCTTCGCGGACCCATTTCAAAAATTCTCACCGACTCCCTCGACCGCGCCGGTATCTCCCAGGACGACTGCTCCTTCCACATCTTCCTGCCCCGGGTAAAATCTAATCCCGTGTGGCCAACTTATTTCGAGAAGGGTACCACCCTCCGTCCCGAATACCGCGCCTGCCTATCCACCCTGGATAAACTGGTAGCCGACAATCCCGATGCCCTGGTCATCCCCCTGGGGGCCTTCGCCCTGTGGCCATTCAGCCAGAGTACGAAGATCAAGGACTACCGGGGCTACCTTTTCCGAGATACGTCCCGCAATGCCTGGGTCCTTCCCTCCTATTCTCCCAATAGCATCATAAAGGAATATTCCTTGCGTGCTTTCCTTCTGCAAGATCTACAGAAGGCCCGTCGCTACGTCGAAGAATACAATCTTTCCCCCAGCTACAAATTCCCCCGGCGAACCGTCCACATCATGGAGACCCCCGGCGAGGTTGCTGCCACCTTCCAGCACTTGCGGAAGTTTCCTCATGTGGCAGTCGATATCGAAACCTTCATGGACATTCAGCAGATCAGTACCATTTCCTTTTCGCCGGATCCCAATACATCCTACGTACTTCCCCTCTTGACACGGGGCGTGGATGGCTACAATCTCTACTCCCCCGAAGACGAGCAACTCATCTGGCAGCATCTATTCGAATTCCTTACCGATCCCACTGTGGGAAAAATATTCCATAATGCCGTATTCGATCTATCCCACTTATGGAATGCGGGTATTCCCACCCGGGGAATCATTGACGACACCATGGTAATGGCGCATTCACTCCAACCCGAACTACCCAAGTCCCTCGCTATCCTGGGTTCCACCCTATGCGAAGTGCCGCAGTGGAAGGATATGAGGGTGCGCCGCAAAGACGAAGAGAAAGTTGAAGACTAATGATTCAGCATCGCAACCCTACCATTGGAATGGACCAACTGTTGGATCCCGAATTCGAAGGATTCGGCCTTCCCTCCAGCAGCCTGCACGNNACGGGCGACCAACCGTAGAGACGCAGGATGAGGACGGGGAGCTTCACATTTCCGCCCAACAGCGTCTGTGGTTGGCTGTTGTGCAATTGGCAGTAAAGGATGCCACCTTACCAGACTCCCCGGATGACGCCAATCCGGAAGTGACCGACACTCAACGGAGGCAGGCTCGTGCTGTAATCTTTTCCCGTTCATCCGTTACTGCCGGCTATTTCAACGAGGTGTGCAACCTCGCGGGAGTTGATCCGGAAGTCATCCGCCTCAACGTAAGCAAGATGATCAGAGAAGGAGTGACTATCAATGACGAGTAAGTCGAATACCTATACTCAGGATCCCACGGTCGATGAAGTCATCCAGCAGATGATCAATCGATCCAATCAGGGTATGACCACCTACGGTAAGAGCATTCGAGACAACTCTGAATACGATATCGGCGGGTGGCTCAATCATGCGCAGCAGGAGATGACGGATGCTGCTGTCTACCTCGAAAAGATCAAGGAGGAACTCCAACTGATGGAGTACTACCTGGGTCACTTCCTCAGCATCATTAAGGCGCAGGCTCCCATTACCTACGCTCGTCTCATCGAAATCATTCCCCCGCACTACAGGAAGTTCTGATATGAAGACGTTCGAGACGCAGGACATCCCCGATCTTAGGGGGCTCCCCCCGTTCGAACGGGAACTTGTATATTGTGGTCTCGATACCATGGTAACCCGGGAGGCATTCGACAAGCAGAATCTCCTGTTGGATGATACCTCTCGGGCAACCTACCATACCTCACGGGCGTTTCTCGGCCCTGCCCTCTACATGATGCGCCGGGGATTCCTTATCGATCCAGTCCTCCGTGAACAGGTAGTGTCGGAGCAGCAGAAGGAACGGGAACGCCTCAATAATCTGTTGCAGGAATTGGCGGAAGTGGTATGGGGGCAAGGGCTGAACTACAACTCCCCCAAGCAGATGCTTGAATTCTTCTACGGAGACTGGTTGTTCATCCCGACCCAGTACGAGAATAAAAAGGGAGAGATGAAACCCTCTACAGGACGTCCTGTCCTGGAACGCATAAGGAACGAATATGCCCGTGCCGAACCTTTCTGCAATATCATCTTGGCTCTGCGAGACGTGGACAAGATCATTGGAACTCTTACGCAGGACCTACTGGAAGGCCGCTGGCATGCTACCTTTAATCCTGTGGGAACTGACACTTGGCGTTGGAGTTCCAGTAGCCATCCTCTTAACGTTGGGGCTAACCTACAGAATATTGACGATGAAGTAAGACGGGCGTTCATCCCCGATCCCGACTTCTACCTCTTCTCCTTCGATCAGCAGGGAGCTGAAGCCAAGGCAGTCGCCTACATTACGGGCGACGAGGAATATATCAAGGCGGTCGAATCCGGGGATGTCCATACTTTCGTCGCCTCCATGGTATTTGGTATTCCCAATACGAAGGAGGCCGCCGAGCAAATCTACTACCGCGAAGACACCTACCGGCAAATCTCCAAGAAATTTTCCCACGGTTGCCTAGATGGTTTGCATGAAGTACTGACGCGTACCGGGTGGCAAAATATTGCTGCTGTGGTAGATTCTGACGAAGAGATTATGGTTTGGAAAGACGGAAAAACCTGGTTCGAAAAACCTTCGCATTGGACTAGCATCAGTACGCGAAATACTGTACGTATGGAAGGACAGTCTATTTCCATGCATACTTCACTTGGGCATAGACTTGTATATACTACAAATGACAAGTTGCGTGTAGGTACGGCAAATTATGTGCGTAGTTTGAAGCAGGCTAAAATTCCTAAGTGTGGAATCTATCAGGAAGGAACCACCGACCTGCCTCTTGCAGCTAAATTGGCCTGCTTTCATGCTGATGGTTCCGTTGAAAGAGTCCATGGAGCACGGTTTAAATTTCGTAAAATACGAAAGATTAATCAGTTCCGGGCACTTTTTCCACATCTGAGTCCAAAGTACAACCACAAGAATGTGCTCTTTTCTATCCCCGCGAAAGAGGCCAAGGAGTTTACTAAATACGGAAAACAGTTGGATTCCTACGTATTCAACTGGTCTGCTGAAATGTGCAAGCACTATATTGATTCATATTTAAAGTGGGATGGATATTCTGGTCCAACCGGCCATCGACGTCTGATGACTTCGAATCGGAAGCAAGCCGAATGGCTACAAATTGTAGCACATTTGGCTGGGTATAGTGCCCATTGGGGACGAGAACAGCATGGAACAGGGTTTAATCCCAACGGCACAATCTATAACATTCAATTAAATTCCAGGAAATATGCTCATACTGCGGCTTTAACCCGTTCCAAGGTAGATCGGCATTCTGTTGAAATTCCGATGTACTGCCCGACCGTATCAAGTGGATTCTTCATTACTCGCAGAAATAACCACATTCATGTCACTGGTAATTCGAATTATAATGGAACTGCCTACACCCTGGCCCGGCAGGCACGTGCTCCCCGCAATCTCGTGGAGAACTTCCAGAATGCCTACTTCAAGCGCTTCCCCGGCATCAAGGCGTGGCACCGTTGGACTGCTCTCCAACTGGAACGAAAGGGCTACCTAATCACGGCCTACGGGGATCGCCGGCAGTTCTGGAATCGCCTGTGGGATGATTCGACAATCCGCAGCGCGATCGCCTTCCAGCCCCAGCACATCGTGGGTAAATTGACAGCAGTCGCCTGTCATCGTATCTGGTCTGAACTTCCTCATGAAGACGTTCAACTGTTGGCCAATGGGCATGACGCGGTAATCCTTCAGATCAGGAAAAATAAGGTTGCAGAGTACTACCCCCGGGTGCTAGAATGCCTCAAGAACCCGCTGTCGGTCCTTGACATAAACGGGAAGACGCGGGAACTTTACATTCCCTGGGATGCCGAGGTCGGCTACAACTGGGGAAAACGCAAGGAAAAGAAAGACGGCACCATCGTCAACCCGCAGGGTATGCGGCGCTACAAGGGGCCGCTCACACTGCAGGAACTAGATGCCAAAGCCTAACCTCTACCCCTATACGGGGATGGACTACATCGGATCACGGGAAGCCTCTGAAAAGCTCGCCAATGAGCTTCGCTCCTATTGGAGAAAGCGCGGACGTGAGATCCAGGTGTGGGTTGAACGAGAACCCTGGGGCGAAAACCAGGGCAAGAAGCGTTACTACTACACCATACGCTCGAACCTAACGTAAGGTAAATATGCATAATAGCATCATCGTGATCATGGTCACCACACTCGCTATTACCCTAGGTTTGCTAGGAACCTACTACTGATGGACACCAGAAAATTCTTTGACCTTACGTCCGATCGGGAGCCCGCACAACCGGACGAAGTATCGCATGAAGAGTACACTGCGATCGTGTTCCGCCTCGCCAAGTTCACCCAGGATCAACTTCTGGGACTCCAGGAAGAGGTGGATCTCGAACTGAACTACCGTGAGAACATGACTTCCCCCGATGGAGATATCGATGACGAGTCTACCTGAAATCGCCAAGTTGCACCGCTACGAAGGCGTATATGCCTATCCTGTCGACGTCCGTGGATTCGTGGTCGTGGAATGGGATGATAAATTCGAAGTACGTATTATGCTTGGTTCCAGTAGTAACTACACTTGGGAAACTGTATACAAGACATCCGATTCGAGTATGGCGCATAAAGTCATGGATAAGCTGGTGGAAGACCACCACGGATTGATTGAGCGAGCGTACAATTCGCTGCGTCCGTCTTCCATCCTCGATAAGATGAAGGCCGACTTCTATGGGCAACCTCTTGTCTGAGGAACGAAAGGTACTGCCGAATAGGCGGGAATCTGTCGTCCTGGACGTCTGGCATAACGAAGAACGTTACCACGTAGCCTACAGTCGTGACCCGGGTGCGGGGTATCCCAATACCCCCATTCGGGAAATTTTCATCCACGGACCCAAGAGCGGGTCGGACCTGGATGCCATCTCATTCACAGTGGGTGTCATCCTATCCATTGCCCTGCAACGGGGAGCCACTCTGGATGAATTGTCGCACAGTGCGGCAAGACTTCCCGACTCCAACGCGGCCGACTTCATCGGCACCGTAATCGACACCCTCAGGAAGGAAGAACCCTGGTGACAAACGTAATCTCATTGAATAAGGACGGCAGCACTCCCGTACCGAATGAAACGCTAGAGGCGGGTAGTATCGTCGTATCCTTCTGTACCGACAATAACGTGGTTACCGAGTCCCTTGTCTTCGGCGGTGTCGATAAGGACGGGCAGATTCGGGTCGGCTTCATGTTCTCCGCCGATGAAACGGATCCCGTCAAGATCGTCCGTCTGTTGAGAGTGCGTAATGCCCTCGACCAGATTATCAATGCCATGCTCTAACAATTGCACCTAACTGATAGGAGTGGTATCCTGATAGGGTGAGAAAATCATCCCTATCAGGAACACTCTGGAACGCCCACTGGTCTGACGCTCCCGACTGGAGCAAGCAAAAGAAGACCATGTCCCGCGTACAGCAGGCGGGGCTGACTTTTGAGCGCAAGTTCGGCAAGACCCTCCGTCAGCGCTTCACCGACTGCGACATACGCCTGGGTCCCTGGATCCTCTACTGCGATGATTCCGGATGGCATTACTGCCAGCCCGACATTGTCATGCTGCCCCCGGAGGGACCGGCCTACCTGTTCGAATGCAAGTTGAAGCATAAACCGGAGGCCGAGGGGAAGGTGCGCAATCTATACGTCCCAATACTACACCACCTGATCAAGCGGCCTATCGCTCCGTTCCAGGTGTGCAAGCACTTGGGTCTCTACCTCGATGCTACCTACAGTTTGGATTCATTCGAGAAGGTTGCCAATGCAGACCCCGACGAGTACCGCATCATCCACCACGTCTAAGAAGATATTCCTAACGTATCGTCACGAACAGCATCTCGCCCCGGTTGTCCTAGTAGACCCGGACCAATCTGCCCTGGACTATCTGTTGGAAGAGGGGTGGGAGCTAGTCGACCGGCAGGAATTCTGGATCAATTGATCCTTACTTGGCCTTCGGCTTCGTAGCGGACTTGAGTCCCCGGTCGCCAAACCACCAAGCGGTAGCCATCCCCGCGTAATCCACGATGGCAAATACCACCATATTCTTCATGGACATTCCCTCGGGAGTCACAATATCCCCGATGGAGAACCATAAGGTACCCACCAGTCCATAGAGAAGCAGGGTAATGCCGGGGCGCACCCATTGCAAGCGGCTGTCCTGATAGGTGGCGTCGTGGGAGTAGGAGGCCGTGCGGGCTTCCATCCAGGCTTTCAGATCGGCGAGGGCAGACTCATGCTCCATCTCGCTGGCACGGATCTTCGCCTGTTCCTGCAGAAGATTGATCTCATGCTTGTGCTTGAGTTCCATCTCCTGGAGAGCGAGACGCTTCTCCCAAATTTTCAGTCCGCTCGTAATGAGTGAACCGAAGATGCCTGTAATGGCACCGATCAATCCCGGAATCATGTGTTAACCCTTGAAGGTGCGCTTCGCCATATCTACGTGGACGAAGGTATTGTAGAGGCCAAACCCCGTAAAACCCGCAGATTTTGCAGCCGCGACCACTGTCGCGCGATCGTATTGCCCCCTTGTAGAAAGATCGAAGGCACTGCCAAGTTTGTGCTGGCTAAGAGGCGCGCCACCAACCCGCGCATTATGGACGGGACAACGGTAACCACAATTAATTCTAATTCCCGGTAGCTTGTCACGTAGTCGATCGAGTGCTTCCAGCGCGCGGGGTTCTTCGACAAGTCCTCCGCAACATTTGCAAGCAACCTCATCGCGTCCGAAGTTCGCGTATCGCCAGTCATTCCGGGGTTCCTCGGTGAGACCACGGTTCAGACCTTGCAGTCCTTCCGTGATCCAGGTCCACAGTCCCATTACTTCTTGGGTTTCTTCTTCATCGGGGGACGCTTGATGGTCTGCCCCATATCACTACGATTGATAGGCATTACTTGGATTCCTCATATACGGTCTCATCCGCGTTCCGCAACAGGTACAGGAGTTCCGGGTAGGACGAGAAATTGGAAATGATGTGAAGGTCGCCCCGGTGGTCATATCCGATGATGGCGACATCCTGTAACTTCTCCGCATTCGCCTGCGAGACCAGATCATTGAACGTCAATTTGTTCTTTACTGTGGTAAGCTGTACTACGCTCACTTCTTCCTCTTCTTGTTGAATCTCTTAATACGTCCCAACTTCAATTCCCGGCATTCCAGGATGGCGCCCACGGGAATAGTGATCTCGCCCCAGAAGGAAGGATCCTTCTCCTCGGGGTCGAAATCCCGGCAGGCCACTAGGACGATGTAGTTAGGTTCTTCCTTGAAGATGTACCCTACGATCTCGATGATGGGAGGCTGCAATTCGCTAACCTCCTTGCGGGTGCGCCATTCATGGCCGGCGGCCGTGGCGCTATCCACCCACTTGATCCAATAGGGATTATCTGAAGGCATTTCAATACTTTACCAGATCCCTAAAGCAGACGCAATGTGGGCAGGGGCATGATCACTTCGCCCCGATATCCCTTATCTTTCAAGCGCTTAACGATGCCATCCCCCAGGTGCCAGGACAGTACCACAACCGCATCCGGCCGATCCGCCAGCATATCTTCATCGGTCTTGACGGGTACGCGGGTACCGGGCATGTTCAGTCCAACCTTGGGATTGTCAGCCATTTCCGCCACCCCGTCCAAATGGTAGTGCAGTCCCGTATAATGCAGGAGGGTGGTCGCGCGGGAAGGCGCTCCGATACCCCAAATTCTCTGCCCCCGGAATTTCCGCAACTCCACATGCCGCATCAGGTCCACTACCTGTCGCTGGACTTCATGCTGCAATTTATAGGGATCTTTGTGCGCCGCGTCCAACTGCAATTCGCCCTCGAATGGACTGCCGGTCCAATCCCGGTGGACAGCGTAACAGCGAATAGACCCACCGTGAGTAGGGATTTTCTCTACCTTGATGAGCTTCAATCCATTCAGATGGAGCAGGTTACGGATATCCTTATCCGTATAGTAGGCTACGTGCTCATGATAGATGGTATCGAATACGAGTGAATTCCGATCTTGCACTTCCAGCACGAATAGGCCCTTGGGAGCCAGGGCCAATTTCACCCCAAGCGCCAGATTATGAAGATTGTCAGCATGGGCAAATACATTTGTGCAAAGGATAAGATCCATGCTGTCGGGACCAATCGACTTTGCAGTATGTTCGCCCCAAAATTCCCGAATCCAGAACGCATCATCCGTGCTTTCCTGCCCAGCGTCCGTCGGCTCCACATTGAATTTCTCCCCCTTGAATAGACGCAATAGCGACCCGTCGTTACCCCCAATATCCAGGATACGAGGGGACTCCGGCAGGGTTGGTGCTACCTTATCGTGAAGATCCTTGAAATTAGTCAGCAACTCCTTCGTAGTGCGGGAACGATACGGATACTGCCGGGGGAAGATGGTATTCCGATCCGGCAATTTCTCCAACTGCCAGAAGCCGCAACTCCAACATTCCACCAGATGGAGCGGATAGAAGGTGATCGCCTCGTCAGGCGCGTGCAGCGTATTCACCGGGGGTACGGGACCAAGATTCAGCACGCTCCTGTAGTGAATACTATTGCAGATACGGCAGTGCCAAGTCATTTATATGCCTCAATAGTCTTCAATAGACCTTCGGACCAGGGAACGGACTGACTCCATCCCAAGGCTTGCAATTTACTGGTGTTGGGGCAGCGTCGAGCGGGACCTCCCCGTCCTCCTCCCACGTATTCCAGGGTTGGCTCGTAACCGCGAACCCCACGGCATACGTCGACTGCGACGCTGGCGATGCTCCGCTCGTCTTCTGTTCCAATGTGATAGATTTCTCTATCGTTTCCTCGTTCGATGACTCGGATGAGACCGTCAATGAAATCGTCAATGTAGCAGAATGCCCGGGTTTGGTCTGCATCCCCTTGTACCACAAAAGGATTGCCTTCTCGATGGCGCTTAGCTCGTTCGATAAATTGGGGAATGACATGCTTGTCGCCGGCTTCCGGCCCATAAATGTTGTGTGGACGTACGACCAGGACCCTATCCACTCCGCAATGGAAGGCTAGGACTTCGCTGGCAATCTTACTTACCGCGTAGGAGTACCGTGGGTTCCGGGGGTCCGGGATCGAGAACGGGACCGACTCGTCAGCCTTTTCTTCCGCGATCGTTTGATACACTTCGGAGGAAGAGAACATGACGAGGTTTCGGATTCCGGCGTACTCGCATCCGTCGATGATGTTGAGGGCGCCTTTGAGCCCAACTTCAAGGACAACTTCCGGAATATCGTAGAAATTTTGCGTACCATTGACCGCCGCCATATGCAGTACTACGTCGGGTTGCGTATAGTCGAGAAGTGTCTTCACCGCTTCAAGGTTACGCACATCAAGGAAGGTCGTATCCGATCTCTCCTGCATAGGATACCGCCAGTTATTATCTGTAGCGATAACCTCGTGACCATCCGCGCGCAGCCTCCGTACGGTATGCCTGCCGATGAACCCGCTGGCCCCCGTAATGAAGTACTTCATGGACGTCCGAATACCTTGTAATTAGGGTGTTGAATCTCCGGCCATGTATTCCAGAAGTCCACTACGACTCCATCCGGGCGCATCAGATCCCATCGGGGTTTCAGTCCATGCAGTTTAGCATATTCCGTCCCGATGATCACCAAATCCTTATCCTGCCATACACGATCATATGGACTCGATCCCTTGACCATAGGATCATGGAACTCCGGATCAATGTCGAAGATATCCCTGATGTTCGACAGGGGAGAATCGCGCAGGTCTGACGTGGGTGGATCCGCCTTGAAGGCTGCCCCGATCAATCCCACATTCCCATACAACTTCTTCACCCCGGCGGCTTGCCATAGGTAAAAGCTGAACGAGTAATTGTTGACGCTGGCGGCTCGCTCGAAGATGTGGCGTCCCATGAAGATACTTGCATAGATGCTGGGGTCTTTCGTCAGGCAGGGACCCTGGCTGAAACCGGGACGCGGCAGATTGAACCGCGAGTACCCGTCGCTACCCTTCTGCAATACCTCATAGATGTCCACCCCGGTCTTCCGGCAATCCAGTGCCAGTTGATTGGCGAAGGCAAATGTATACGCGCGCCAACAGTTGGAGACCAGCTTGATGGTCTCGGCCGTCTCCATGGAGGAGACCCTGATTACGCTTGTCATCCGGCGGAAGAGTAGATCGGCGCTCGGGTCGCCACCTACCAACTGGGGCAATTCCTTCAACTCTTCCAGGGCCTTGCCGGCTAGGGTGCGCTCGGGCGCATATGCCCACTTGATATTCGCGGGATACTTCTGTGCGTATCGGCTGGTGGTACCCACGGGAACGGTGCTGCGTATGATGATGGTATCGCCGGGGCGGCGTACACTCACGATATCTTCAACGCATTTGTCCAACTGGGTCAGGATGCCCGAGGCGGGAGTACCCACACAAATAATGTGGTATTGCGCGGGGCATGGAAACGTGGACAGATTCAACTGATGCTGAACCTTGGTGTAGGTTTCCTGCAATCCCTTCTCGTAGAAGGGCACTTTCCCATCAGCTAGGAGTCCAAATTTCTCGCGATCCGGATCGATCCCCGTGACGAAGAGTCCCGAATCCTGGGCGAGAGTTACGGCAAGGGTGAGACCGACGAAGCCCAATCCGTATACGTTAACTTCTATGGACATAGATTAGATCCTTGGAGGCTTGAGCAACAGGCGAGTAGCCTAGATTATTCAGGTAGTTTTCAAGGTGCGCGAGGTTGAATGTCCCCCGTTCGAACTGCCGATACTCGATTAGGATGACTGGGCGAGTTCTCTCGATGGTCTTGGCCGCGCCCATGATGGCGTCGAATTCCATTCCCTCCAGATCCAGGAGGAGTAGATCCAGGGGCTGATTGTCCGGATATACGTTGTCCAGGGATACAACGGGGATGGAACCGGAATCTGGCGTAAGGTAGGTTCCCTCACAATTGGCCGCATCTTCCTGCAGTTGGACGCTACGGGTGGTGCGTCCTAGGCCGAAGGGTACGCGGATGATGTTATCGAATCCGCGCGTATTAAGGCAGAGACATTGGAAATTGATGGGGGATGGTTCGAAAGTCCATACGGACTTGAATTTAGTGGCTAGATATATGGGCCACTGGCCAAGATTACCACCGGCCTGTACTACTGCGTCCTGACCCTTCGTCCATTTCAGACAGGCGTCGATGTGCCATGTAGTCGAGAAACGTTGCCGGAAAGAGATGGTATCGGTCGCGGGGGCGTAGAGATCGGCTCCATTGAAGTGTTCAGAGCGCAGCGAGTTCACTAGCTTGAGCATCCATCAGATCCTTGAATTGAATGAATTTCTGAAAGTCGGCCTTGGCGTCGATTCGCGCCTCACTCGATGTTGCATCCTGATACTGCATCTTATGGTGCAGGATGGTTACGCCGGGAATGGGGATCAGGCGGTTGGCCTTGGTGGCGATGGTCTCGACGTAGGTATCGCTGTAGAGGTGAGAGAATTCTGCCGGATAGAGGTGGCCGAAGTGACGGAGCCACGCCCGGTTGACAACGGGGTTCTCCAATTTAGTCCTGCCCTCATTCAACTTGAATACGGTCGGGATATGTTCATAGGGGGCCGCCGCATTCTCGATGAGAGTGTTCCAATCGGGAGTGATGAACTCCTGATCGTCAGAAAGCTGCATAACAAGATCGCCCGAAGCTTGCATTGCCATCTCATTGATAGGGCGAGCGGCTCCCCGTCCCAGGCGCGGACCAACCCGGTAGATACGTTCGCCGATACGACTTTCCAGATACTGTGGAAGTGCCGGATCGTCCTCGTCCAGTCGAATGAGAATCTCAATATTGGAATCCTTGGAGGCGAGTTCAAGTGCGTTGTCAATTACGCGGGCCATGTGATGGGGGCGCCCCCGAGAGGCGCCGGCGAGTGTGATCATTTGCTGTATTCTTGCTGGATACGAGAGATGGTGAGCCATTCCCAACCCCCGGTGGCAACGCCGTCGTCACAGTCGCGGAGATAGAGGAGGCCCTTGGACCACATGGAGTTGGCGGGTCCCGCGTAGGATTCCACCTGGGTGGGGTCGAGGTAGCAGCCGGCCACGAAGGCTTGAATGCGCTTGCCCCCGTTGGAAGTGCGGTGGGATTCATTGAATAGATGGGAGTGCCCCGCGATGCAACTGCGGTATTGCGTCTTGAGGAGATTTGCGGCAGGATACTCGCCGCCGGTGGGCTTGCCCATCAACCCGGAGGTAAAGTAATGCTTGAATTCGAAACCACCCACAGATACGGCTCGGCCGAAGGGAATATATTCCCACCCGTACGTTTCATGTTGGAAGTCTTTAGTGGTGACCATGCCGCCAAGTTCGGGTACAAGATTGACGGCCCGAGCGAGACGCTCGTCATCATGATTTCCACCCAGCGCAATGCGTCGTGGGCGTTTACGGCCGGCGGCCTGCAATTTCATATGGATGCGATCTTTAGCTTCGACCGCGACCGCGATATCCGCCTTGTAGGAGCGCCCCTCGAAACTCTTCGTCTTACGCTGACCGCCCGTAAGGGTAGAACCGTCGTAGGACGAGAGCGATTCCATATCTGCCCAATCCCCCATGTCCACTACGACATCAGGGCGAAGGTCAAGTAGGAGGGAACCCAGCCAGTCGAATCGACGGTTGGATACGGAGGGTTTCGCGTGAGCGTCCCCAATCACTAGGATATTCATGGGCCTAGTATACTGGGTCGAGGAAAATTAGGCCAGATATTCCTTTTCGAAGTCCAGGAATTCCGTGGGTTCGATCTTGACGTTGTGCTTCGTGACGAGATAATTCCACAGGAATGAGGCCCCCTCGTCGCCAACGAGAGATACGTCCATGCCCGACTGCACTACCTGCTGTAGGATCATGGGAACGTCCTGGATGCCTGCCGTAAGTTCTCCCGTGCTGATGGTGGGCTTGCGGTTGTCGCCTTCGCCCACGGAGATTTGCAGATACTTGGGTCGACCCTTATCATCAAGGAGACTGAAATCGTAGGTCTTGGTTGGATCGAGGGCGAAGTCGAATCCGTAGGCGGTGATCCGGGAGAAGCCCAGTACTTTCAGGAGACCGAAGGTACGCCACGCACTGCAGGTGCCGCCCAGTACGATGGGGTGTCCGTGCGGGGGTTTCGCAGCGGCCAATGCCTGCGTCCACGCGAACCAACCGACGATATTGGAAGTCTTCTCCATCACCCTTTTAGTGACGGAAGTGTCGGTCATAGAGGCGATGAAGAAGGTGGTCTTCGGATCCACATTATCGAAAAGGGTGGAGCGGATTACCCCGTGGGTGGATTCCTCGGCAACCGGCCGGGGGTCAAGGATTACGCAGGCATTAGGGATGATGCCCGCCTTCATGAGGATGGGCAGGGAGTGCTTGACGCAGACGATGTAGTCGCCTTCTTCCGCCCGCTTCCGAATCTCCTCAAGGTGCTTATGGACGGAAGGTCCCGCACTTACCACGACGGCCTTGCGATTATGGGGAAGGCAGGGTTTGAGCCAGCGGGTGAATAGTTTGTCCGATTCGTGTGCATTCTGCAGAATGTGCTCTTTCGGCATCGAATCGTGCGGAATGATCTTAAGGGGTTGCAGCCCCTTCGGGAGATTACCAGCTTGCTTCCTGTTGCCCTTGAGATGGACCAACTTTTCCGCGAGGGCGGAATTTTCGAAGGCATCGATACCCTGGTAGGTTGGTGGGGTCAACGAGTAGCCGGCAAGTCCATTGCGTTCATGGAGGTATAGAAGGCGGGAGAATACGAATCCATCGTGCCATTCCTGCCACGCGAACAACTCCATGTCGACATAGACGTCACGGAGATCCGCCAGAAGCTGCGGGGCCTTATTACCTTCCAGGTTGAAGGCGAGGAATGAAGTTTCGCTGTAGGGGAGTGGACGACGGGGAAGATGTACGATATCGCCGCCGGCAGGAAGGAACTTGGTGATCCAGGAGGACTTGACTTTACTGGTAGTGTAGATATCGGCATCCAGCCAGATAAGCCAGCCCTTCCATTTCTCTTCCATTAACTTGGCGGTATAGTTAGTGATGGCGAATACTTTGTGGCAGAACTTGTAGGCGTCCATCCGGAAGTTATACTGGCCATCGGGCGTCTGGCCATTGTGTGGAGGATTCCTGGTCGCCTCGCGGAATTTGGCAATTTCCGTGTCCGCCTGCAGAAGATCCACGTATGTGACGTTGGGCGCCTCGATAGGATCCTTAGGTGCCTCGTCATGGTAGTACATGGTGAGGTGAATGTTGGTGGGCCAGTACTTGACGAAGGTCTCGACAAATCGGCGGCCGTAAAGGTCCCAACCCCCCGGTCCAATGCAGGAGATGATCTTGATATTCATACGATTAGCGTCTTGTTCCAATTGAATTTAGTGGCGTCCAAGTGAGCCAACTCGTTATTCCATTCGGTGGCGAATGGGACGTCCCGGTAATTCTCGAACCACGGGCCACCCTCAGTGTAGTGGATAGCGGAAGGCGGGAAGGTAGTGGGCTGTCCGGTGGTGGGACTAGCTCCGGGGATCCAGTGGAAATTCTCGGGGAGGTCTGCTACCTCCGGATCATCAACCCACTGGAGCTGGTGGAGATAGGCGCCGGTGGCAGTACTGACGACTTCGGGGGTGAGGCGCAGGCACGCGGGGTGCCATGGATTGAAAAGCATAAGGGCGCTCCACAACTTGCGGTTGTAGGGCACCTGGATGCAGTTGTCCATCTTGCGCTGGGCGGCGGGTACGTAGTTGTGTTTGACTACGCCCACGGCCTTACCCTCCTGCACTTCGAAGGAGTCGAAGAGTTTGGCCACGTCGTCCAGGAATAGGAAGTCGCAATCCACGAACATAATGGGATCGTGGATATTATTACGCCGGGCGATTTCGGGAACTAGGAACCGGGTGAAGGAGAATTCAGTGGAGAAGGGGGTCTTATCGACCGCGTCAATCCGCTGGCCATCCACCATGGAATACTTGCGCCAGTAAAGACCGCTGGCCTCCAGGGAGGCCCGGTTGAGGAAGTGGACCTGGATTGGTTCCGACGAGCGCCGGATTAGGGAATGCTTACAGACCTGGGCAGCATCCGCCTCGCGTGGGTCGTAGCCCACAATAACATGAAGCATACCTGATTATAGGTCAGGTATCTAATCCTAGTAAAGGATTTTCAGTGGCCGATCAGGAGTTTACGCAGCCAGTGGGACGCGTCGAAGTAGGCGTTGATGATGGCGGTGACACCAGCCCCCAGGGTCATGAAGACTGCGGCGAGGATCCGCCACTTGGAGATGAATCCCCACATGACTTCGACCCGTTCGCTCTGGGCCTTCACCAGATTTTCCATCCGTTCCGTATGGTCCTTCATGAAGGACTTGAGTTCCTGGAAATCTTCCTTCATGGACTCAACAGTCGTCTCCGTTCGGACAAGTCGTTCCCGGATTAGAGCGATATGTTCGTCTTCCATAGCTGCACTTTCTTGTAAGTACGATATTTATCAATCGTTTCAACGATTTGATCGGCCTGTTCCTTATTGATTATGGAGCGGCCCTCTACGCATTTCTTATCTACGGCGACCACCATGATCTGGGGACGGGACGGGGAGGAGAAGGCGTAGAGTTCCTCTATGCCCCCGACTTGACCGAAGAATGCTCGACTGACGAATGTGGCTTCATCGTCCACGTAGTGGAAGACGAGATCGGGCCACCCTGGGGCCAACATCTGGATGATGGTGCCTACGGGGATCTCGCAGGTCAGCGCCGGGGTGCTGATCAGGGAGAGGAGGAAGGCGCGTCTACTAGACTTTAGGATAGGCTTCACGTTGGCGCTCCAACTTGGCCGCCTGTTCCAGCTTGCTGCCACGACTCTTCATGGCAGCCTGCCCCAGGGGGCCTTGCATGTCACGTAGGATGCGCTCCTTGATGCCTTCCATGAAGTCCTGGGCGTCAACAATGATGCGCTTATTGGGATTGGATTCAGTGGAACTTTCCTGCTGAGCCCAGCGAAGCACCTCTGCCGCGCGACTGCGCGATTGACGGGCAGCTTCCATGTTGCCCACGCGTTCCCACAGCATTGCATCTACGTAGTATGATGCTACCGTATTCTGGACATTTTTACGAGTCATATCCATCGGGCGATCGGAGAGCATGGCCGCCTGCTCGGAAATGCGAGCCATACGCGTGGGCGTGAAACCCAGGGACTTGAAGATATTCTCTTCTGCAGTGGCACTACCGGCGGGGATGCGGGAACG